GCCGCAAAACCGTCACGGTATCCTGTTGCGTAGTCCATCGGGACCAACCTCAGTTTTGGCTCAATGCAAGGGCCATCGCAGCAGATTGGCTGAGAGTTTCCACGGTGCACTCCATCACGATCTCGACCCGAGGATCGGTCTCGAAGCCGTTTCCAATTGCTTGAACGGCCAAGTAGAGTTGTTCAACACCAATGAGGTATCCGTTGCGCCAATGCTGGGGAGCGATGTCGAGCGAGTCAGAAAAGAAGTCATACTCGTTGTTTCCTGGTCCTTTGTTTGTTGAAGAAATCTGGCCGGTTGAAATCACGCTACGGTCCGTTGCTGGAACGAGAGAGGTTTGGCTTTGGGTTGTGAGTTGAAAGAAGCCGTTGGCTTGACCTGGGACCAGGACCGATGGTCCCGTTCCACCGAAGTCGTATCGAACTGCAAGATTGTGGATTCTGAGTACGGTTTTACCGAGGGCATCCACGTAAGCCCCACAATCAATTGCAGTCTGAACAAAGGATCCGGCGTTCATCGTTGCGCTTGCTCGAATAAAGAATGAGTCACTCTTGGTCATGAGGGTGGCTAAACGCGCCACGCTATATCAACAGCACCTAATCTTCTCTATTCGGTGTCACGCCATCGCGCCTAAATACGGCGACCCCCGCAGGGGCTAACATAGGGGGCCGACAGGCTGTCGCCTACACCGACTTACACACACCTACACGGGGTTTGGGGTTTCCGTCCATTTCCGTAGGATTCATAACCTACCTACTATGTCGGAGATACCATGGGGAGACAACATACCACATGGATTTCAGACGAAACTTGGCGAAAATTGGACAATATCGAGGGCGATTCAATCTCGGAGAAGATTAGAAACGCCATTGATGCAGCCGATCCCGATCGTGAGATGGTCATGACCGCCAAAATGCGACAGTTGGGCCGAGCGAAAGACGCGTTGAAGCGCATCGCATCGTCGGTTGAGGACAAAGACAACCCTGCATGGGGCAAGCAAGCCCTCTTGGACAACATCGCACGCGTGATTGAAGATGTTTATTGGTTGGTGGTTGAATAATGACCTGCGATCATTGCGGAAAGTCCGACGAAAACTTGACTGAATGGTTTGTCCTGATTAACGAGATGCCGTTCACTACCAATGAATACGAGTTTTGCTCTCTTCGATGTTTGAAGTGGTGGTCCGTGGAGATGCTAAAGTGAAAGTTCGATGCGCGATATGCGGCTTCGAGGCGGAAGTTGAGAACCCTTGGTTGTCCAGAGATCCAATCCTCGCGTTCTTTGAATGTCGAGCGCGGAAGGAACGGTTGTTTGTTCCAGATGTTTGGATTTGTGACACTCACAAATAAGGGATCATTGAGATAGCAAGGCGGACAGTTTCAAAACCACCGACGAGACCGAGAGTAAGAAACGAAACGAGGACATTCAATCGAACGAGGCCTTCGAGGTTTGACTCCTTCTCCTGGCGTCGTTCCTCGCGTTCCATGAGCCAGGTGGCGAACCGTTGAGTTCGATTTGGTGCAGCATGCTCAGTTTCAATTTCACTCCCAGTCATCTTGGCTACGCTCCTTGATCAATTGTAGAACGGCTTCATCGGTCGTCAGTGAAACAGGTTCAAGCACGACCAGGTATTGATAACCAGGATCTGCCGTAGTGCCCTGGCCCCAAACCCACAAATCACGAAGCACGATATGGTCGGGGTCAATTACAGCCATGTTGGGATTGGGGGCAGAGGATCCACTCATGTTATGACCTGCCCATGCTATTTGCCGATTGTCGTCCAGCCTCCAAGTTCCAGCGCCGTCTTCGTCCAGAGCGAGAGTCCCCACGGAATCAGCAGTGGAGTCTCGAGGATCAGTGGAGAGAATGTAAAACTCGAGGACTTTGTATCCTTGATTGAAGTTGCCGTCATCAACGATCAGGCGTTTCACTTGGGCGTTGCCTTCTACAAAACCTCGAAGTGTGCGCCGCCTCATTTCTTCTTCCCTCCGGCTATTCTGTGCGCTTCCTTGACGGCACGCTTGAAACCGCCGGCCTTCCACTTACCGTTCTTGAGTTTGTATCGAGGTGCAACCTTCTTGAAAGCGGCCTTGTATTTCCGGTTGTATGCTGAGACCTTCTTACGAGGTGCTCGCTCGACGGGTTCGACCAGGGCGACGGCAGGAACGGCGCCAGGAACACCCATGCTCATGCCCTGGGCAATGCCAGCCGCAAAACCGTCACGGTATCCTGTTGCGTAGTCCATCGGGACCAACCTCAGTTTTGGCTCAATGCAAGGGCCATCGCAGCAGATTGGCTGAGAGTTTCCACGGTGCACTCCATCACGATCTCGAC